AACTTCAAACCTATCCGAACGGGGAGTGAATGACCCTCTTATATGAGCACGAAAATCGTTTATATTTTTGTCTGCGCTAGCCATCTATTAACTCTCTGCTGTCTTTCCAAACGCCTGTAGCATTTGAATTTTGAAATGATTGTAGTGGTAAAAATATTGATGCCTTCCAGTGTGTAGGATCTATTCTTAAAAATCTACTTTTAACCTGGGAATACAAATATTTTTTTACCGTTGGTTTGGCTTCAGGAAAACTACTGAATCCTTTTAACATATTCCAACTCACTTCAATTTTACTTTTATCACTAATTTCTCTATCACTATAATCTAAGAGTCTACCCATTAATTTCATTCTAAGCAGGGGAGGCAAATAGTGTAAATTGAGACCTGCGAAACCCCCTGATATGTCATCAAATGGAAAACACAGAGGAAGTCTATCATAGTATGGTAATGTACTAGCATATTTTGGATCGTAAATGAAAAGATACATTCCACCGGGTTCTAATTGATTTGTCAGTTCACCTAAATCAGTTTTAGATACACTAGAAAAAGAATCAAAGTTTCCGCTCAGTTTTTTAACCGCAGTCATATACCAGTTAAAAGATCTATCCTGGTCTCCTGCTTTTGCTCTTATATTATCAAATGGATTAGCCATATCACTATTTATAAGGAAATTCCTAAATCTTTTTCAGTAATAATTATAAACTCCCAGTTACGATTTTCACAAAAACTTTTAGCAGCTTCCCATTTAGCTAAATTTACACCCCATTGTTTAACTTCTTGTATGAATCTTTTTGTTCTTCTCTTTGGTATTTTTGGTTCTTGTGTAAATCTAAAGGGTTTGACTTCAATTAAACACATTCTAACTGATTCCTTAGTTTGTATTTTTACAAAAAAATCTACAAAATATCTGTGTATTTTATTGTCCAAAGGCGAACGATAAGGTATAACAACTTCTTCAGACCCCCATTCTAGTATATCTGAATTTAAATCGCACCAATTCATAAACTTCAATTCATATCCTGAACGATATATGATGTTTGTTATATTGCCAATATACTTTGCAGGATTTCTTGGAATAAATTTTCCCTGATATGTATCCTTACGATACAGCATGAATTTCGTTATAAACAATTTTAGGAGAAAACAATTTTTCTTCTAGTATCTTTTCCATGCTGTAAATAACAGCCCCTTCGTTATCAAAAAAATCTTTTAAGGATTCTTTGTTACAAGACGCAATAGTAAATGCTGCGAATATTGGATCGTGTTCTTCAATTAAAGGAATGTGATCAATATCATACTTGTTATACGCACCTCGCAATAGTCCGAATAATTGTTCTTGGTCAATGATATTCCATGGGTGTTCACCTTGTTCATTGATTCTTTTGAATTTTAAAGAAACAGAAAATATCTCTTGGTTTTTCTCTTTATGATACTGAAAGTGTCCCCTAAGTTGGTCAACACTAACCTTAGTCTCGGGCATAAACACTTCTTTGTCCAACCTTTCAATTTGATCAAACATAATTTTAAACTGTTCAGGTATTTCGGTGTCGTCCCAAAGAGCAAGATATCTTTTATCCTTATCCTGTACTATTGTAAAGTCTCCTGAATACATTTTTCTTACTTCATCTTCTAATGGATTTCTATCCTTACGACCTTTGTGAAGCCACACTTTATTTTCTTCATCATACACTAAGTTATCTTGTAGCTTTCTTTTTTCATTACTATTCCAAAGTATCTCATTACTTACATAGATATCTCCGTCTATTACTTCAAATGTATGAAAATCATCAGGTAGATTTCCTAGACTGTCCGGAGTGTATACACTGTCCTTTGTTATATAATTTACAAGAAGTGATCCAATATCCACAGAGCCATAGTGGGATAAGATTTCTATGTTATAATCTTCACATACCTGTATAAAGGTTTCAGGTGCGGTAAAGCCACTTATATTGACAATAATTTTTTGTGTGTCCGGACCACGTTTACCTAGAGCATCTAACAGTCTATACATACTGTAGGTGTTGTAAACTAATATTCTATCTAGTTTTTCTTTTTCAATTGCAGGCACTACACTGTTTACGAATGAATTAGGATCCAAAGCAGTGTACATACATGACCTATGGAAATCAGATACTATCAAAGAGGGTAATAGGTCTGTTAAAAAACTACTTGCATGGTGCATATTTTTAGTATGCCCACAGCGGTGTTCTTTCTTAAATCTAAACATACCAATATTTCTTTTTGCCGTTAAGAAAACTTCTCTCTGTGACATTAAAATTTTTCTAGCATCACCTGTAGTGCCACTTGTTGAACAAATTAAATAGGGATCCTCAGGTTCGGCTTCAATGGCTGAATACTCCTCAAACCAAGAATCTATTTCTTCTAGCTCAATGACTCTTTTAGAATATTTTTCAACCATATTCCTATGTACAGTTATTTGTTTCATATCCGGACTGTCTACAGTAAAGTCAACAGGTCCAAACATACCCATTTTTGTTTTGTGTATTGTTGCTGGTGAAACGGGGAAGTCAATGATAAGCATTTGTAATCCCAATTCACCTGCAGCAAAATGTAGTGCTACTTGATTGATACTTGCATCCGGCAAAGATGCGGCCATACTATCGCCTCTCTTTGCGCCATATTTCTTAAATAAAGATTTCCAACGATCAATAAGACTACACAGCTTCTCATAATTGTAACCGTCATAATCAATATCTTTGTTAATTAAATCTTTTGTTATTAGCATTTGTTTCTCCATCTTATAAAATTTATCAGGTAATATACCTAAACTGTTAGGAATATATTTACTATGCTCTGTAATATAGTTTACTAGCAGTGGGATACCTGTATCAATTGAACCATAGTGAGATACAATCTCAATATTAAATTTTCTACAAATATCCGGGAAATTCTTTGGAGCACTAAACCCACTCATGTTTATTACTATTTTATAATCGTTATCTTCACCCAGTGCTTCTAAAAACTTAAACATACTAAACATATTATATACTAATAATCGGTCAAGTTTGTATTTTTTAACAATCGGTATAACATTATTTTCAAATGTTTTTGGGTCCAATACTGAATACAAACAAGACCTGTGAAAGTCAGATGCCATGAGAGAAGGTATTAAATCTGTAATAAGACTGCTCGCATGGTGCATATTTTTAGTATGACCGACTCTACTATCTTTATAAAATTTAAAAATATCTATATTTCTTTTAGACATTTCGTAAATTTCTTTTTGTGTAAAAATTATGGGTTTAGCTTCACCGGTTGTACCACTTGTAGATGCTATTAGAAAAGGAGAACTTGCCCTTCCCCAGATTGGAGTATATGTATCGTGTATACTATCAATTTCGTTTTCCGCAATAACATTCAGTGAGTATTCTGTAATCATTTTATGATGTATTTCAATACTTCTTAAGGATTCACATTCAACCGTAAAATCAACAGGACCAAATAATCCTAGTTTTGTTTTACTCATTGTTTTTATACTTATTGGCCAGTCTATGATAAACAATTGTAATCCTAACTCAGCTGCTGCTATTGTGAGCGCAATTTGGTTTGGATTGACGATGGATATAGAAAGAGCAAGTGTATTACCCTTTTTGACATTTTTAGATACTAATAAGTATTTCCAGCGATCTATGAGATTACACAATTGATTGTAGTTATAACCATCATAATCAATGTCTTTATTAATGATGTGACGACTAATATTCATATTATAGTTTTTTGCTCAGTAATCCTTTATAAATAAAGTAAATTCTATTTATTTATAGAGGTTAAAAAAATGGCTGATGTGACTGATAGTTCCGTCGATGTAAAAACTACAGAGCAATCAACGACTCCATCTGCTCCATCTGACGGTGGTGATACCTGGTGGACAGCAATTACTGAAGTTTTTGATGCGGCCAAAGAAAAAGTAACCGAAATACTTGATCCTGAACCTTATGAGATATCCTTGCCTGAAGACCCTGAAATAAACTATGATGTTGGAAACGGACCCAGAACTTTTTCATACAATCCAGGTGGCGAAAAATATCAACCACACACAATAGTCTTTTCAATATATACAAAGGCAAATACCGCCGCCGGTGCTGCACAAGATAAAGCTAATTTAGGTAGAGAAATTGAAGAACTACTGGGTGGCAGAAGTGCTAAAGATGTGAGAGCACGTCAGGCAGAGACCGAGGAAAGAACGTCAGGTAGAATATCAGAGGATGCAGCAAAAAATGTTGCTACTGCCGGCATTGGAATTACTGGAGCCGTATATACAGTAAACCAGGGTGTGGCTGCTGCTAATGGAAAACTAGGAGCTATAGCTAAAGGAGGCGCAATGGCTGTGCTTTCTGTTGGTGGTATAGCTGCAGCGAGAACATTTTTTGAACCCGTACCTTATGTAAAATTAAATGATATGGTACAACTTCATGTCAATCAACCACCTCAAGCAAACTATAGTGCTTCCTGGGATGAAACTAGTTTAGGTACATTAGTTGGCGGTTTTGCAGGTGGCGCCGGCAACAATGGAATATTTGATGATTTTTCTTTAGATAGATTGGGTGCAACTATTACTAAAAGTGGAGGAGTAGGTGAGGCTACTTTGAGGGCACTCATTTCCGGTGCAGCGCAAATACCAAAACAATTAGGCGGCGGTGACATTATTGGTGGTATTGAGGCTTCAACTAGACAGGTAGCTAACCCATATAAAGAACAATTATTTAAATCTATGGGATTTAGAAAGTTTGGTTTCACTTATAAATTTGCTCCAAGAAGTGATCCTGAACTTCGCCAAGTACAAAAAATTATACAACTGTTTAAATATCATATGCACCCGGAAAAAGAATTATACTTTTTAAAATATCCATCAGAGTTTAATATTGAGTATCATTATAAGGGAAAAGTAAATGAAAATATTTTTAAAGTAGCAAACTGTGCATTAACAGATTTAAAAGTAACTTATGGTAGTCCGGACAGTTTCAATAGTTTCAGGGGAACAGATGGTGCACCTTCTGAAATAAATATGGAAATGACATTCCTCGAATTAGAACTTCTTACTAATGAGAAGTTCCAAGATACTAAAGGATCGTACTAATGTATTTTAAACTCATGCCTAATATTACTTATGATTTCAACGGAAATATAACTGTTGTAAAAGATATATTCCGTATGGTCGGTCTTACTATTCCTCAAATAAATGAAACTGGATTGATAAAATATTATATTAAAGACGGAGAAACACCTGAGATATTATCACAAAGAGTTTATAATACACCCAAATATCATTGGGTAATTCTTGCTGTAAATGAAATTATAAATGTACATGAAGAATGGCCAAAAAGTGACAGTAGATTGTTTGAGTATGTTGAAAATAAATATGGTATTGGTAATGCTACAGACATTCATCATTATGCTAAAACCATAAATGATGAAAATATTATTGTAGATCCTGATTCTTCTGACTCCTCTATTTTCAGTGTTTCCAACTTGACATATGAAAGAGAAAAGAATGAAAGCAAAAGACAAATTAGTTTGTTAAAAGAAGAATACATACCTAGGTTTGTGTCCGAATACAAAAAACTATTAAGATCATAATATGGCTGGATTATCTGAAGATATATCAAATGCGGGTAGAGTATATGTTGAAGAATTATTTTTAACAAATCATGCCGGTGAAAATATTGACTTAAATAATTTTCTTGTAGAAATTAATATCTATGAGGATATCTTTTCGCCTGTAATGCACGGAACTCTTGTACTTGCAGACTCAGTTAACCTAATCAATAATGCACCAATTATCGGCCATGAGTTTTTAACAGTTAAATTAAGAACTCCTAGTTTAGAAGATGCTCCAGAAAATATTATAGAAAGATCCTTTCACGTATTTTCAATTGAAGATAGAATACCTACAGGAGATTCAGAACAGGTATATTCATTACACTTTATTTCACTTGAAGGTTATCAGGATCAGCTCACAACACTTTCTCAAACGTATAAAGGATCCACGGATGAGATAATAAGCAAGATAATTCCTGAATTTATAAAGGCAAAAAGAATTGATGGCACGGACAGTAAACCTCTCATTGTGACAGACACGCCGCATATTAGTAATATAACATATACTTCAAATTTTTGGTCTCCTATAAAAAATTTAGCATTTATTAGTAGAAGATGTATTGGAGCCAATACATCTGCATCTGATTTTTTATTTTTTGAAGGCAACAAAGCATTCTATGTTGCTAGTATAGAAAATATAATTAAAAGTTCTGTTGAGGCAAATATTGTTTTTGATGAATATGTATTTGAACCGAATAGCCTTGAAATACCGAGAAGACAAACCGGTGTAAATTATACTTCTGTTGGAATGCCCCCGGAAAATACAAGAATAGAATCAATGCAAGCTAAGAAAACTTTTAACTCAATGGATGGACAAAGTTCAGGATACTACGGTGGTTCAATACGAGGATATGATCTTTTAAGTAAAAAAATGTCTGAAAAAACTTTGAATCTATTTAATCCTGAAACTGGTAGATTTTGGACTACAGATAAGGGGTATCCTTTTCCTTCCGAAGCTTTAACCAACCCCTTTTCAAATGAAATATTTTTCTCATATAATAAATGTTTGTATCTAAAGGACGGTGAAAAATACGGTATAGATGATGAAAATACTGGGTTGCCTTTTTTGAAAAGACGGTCTTATTTAAATTCATTAGATCAAATTAAATTTGATATAAAAATACCCGGAAGAACTGATATTGAAGTCGGTGTATTACTTTATATTTTATATCCCGGCAATTCCGTCAAGGTTAATGGTGAAGTAGATATAGATGAGGTCATGGATCCTGTTTTAACAGGTAGATATTTAGTGACAGCGTTACACCACAGAATCACAGCTATGAGACATACAATACACGCAGAAGTTGTTAAGAATGGGGTGTCCTTAGACTTAGGAACACCTAGTGCTACATGAGGTTATGAATGAAGATTTTACCTACATTTAATTGGTGGATAGGTATTGTAGAGGATAGAATGGATCCCTACAATATGGGTAGATGCCGTGTAAGAATATTTGGGTATCATACTGCAAATAAACAAACTTTGCCCACAGCAGATTTGCCTTGGGCAACTCCTATGATGCCCGTTACAAGCGCAAGTGTTTCAGGTGTAGGTAGCAATCATGTTCTTGTTGAAGGTAGTACCGTAATAGGATTCTTTGCCGACGGTAAAGATGAACAACAACCTATTATAATGGGAAGTTTAAATGGCAGACCTGAGGAACGAGAAGAAGATCCTAATATAGGTTTTAATGATCCTTTCAATATTTTTCCTAGAAACGGTGAGGAACCAGGCTATAACGAATTAAATGAACCCGATATTTCTAGATTGGCTCGTGGAGCTGCTGCTGAAGATCATGCAAGTTTAGTACAAAAAAGAGAAAGTAGATTAGCAAACGACACAAAAATACCGATAGCTAAAGCACCTGAAATGGATTCAGTTACTAGTCCTGTTAATGGCGCCTCATACGAAACAGAATTTTGGGAAGAGCCTCATCCTCGTTTTGGTAAAAACGAAACAGGGTCATATCAGGAACCAGGTCAGCTTCCAACATTTGAGGATAGTACAACCTCTGTTTATCCGTATAACAATGTAACAGAAACAGAATCCGGTCATGTGTTTGAAGTAGACGATACTCCCAATAACGGAAGAATACATGAGTATCATAACTCGGGTACTTTTTATGAAGTACAGGCAGACGGAACTAAAGTCACAAAAATTGTAGGTGATGACTACAAGATCGTAATACAGAATCAAAATATTTTTGTACAAGGTAATTGTAATCTTACTGTTGAGAAAGATTTAAGACTTAGAGTAGGTGGTGATTATTACGAAGAAATAAAGGGTAATAAGTTTACAACAATTGGAGATGAAGAAACCGCCGGATCTAGACATACTAAGATTCAGGGTAACGATTGTTTAGAAGTTGGTACGGGTAGTAACACAAATATCACAGGTGATAGTGGTTTACGTGTAGGCGGACAGGCCAATACAACTGTTATGAAAGCCAATGTGCTTTCTGTTGGTGGTAATTATTCAGCTACAGTGGGTAGAAAAATTAGTTTAAGTGCCATAACAGACATTAGTTTAAATTCTGTTCTTGGTAATATGAATCTTACTACAGGTATTGGTAATATTACAGCTACAGCTATTGGTGCATTTAAAGCGTCAGGTACAACTATGTCTTTAACTGCGGTAACAAATCAAACAATAGCTGCGGGTATTAATCAGTTGGTTGAAGCGGGGGCAATACAAAATCTTGCAGCAGTAACACAGAATACTACTGCACCGACAAGATTCATTACAGGTATCACAACACATACTGGAGCGTATAATGTGGCTGGTCCTATGACTTCTACAGTTAGTGTTACTGCTCCGGCTATTAGTGGTACTGTTACTGTTACCGGCGGTGCTGTTAGTGGTAGTGTTGTAAGTCAAGGTAGCATCATACTCGGCACACACAAACACACAGGTGTTACATCTGGCGGTGCGCTAACAGGCACACCTTCAGTCATTTAAGGGGATAAAAAATGTCTTGCGGAATACCTCCAGAAGCGCAAAAACTACTAGATTCTTTAGACGTCTTAGAGGAAGGGCCTCTTGGTGTTTTATCGTTGTTAGATATTCCTGTTCCTACTACTGGAGCGGGTGTGGCAAGTGCTCTTGGGTTGTCTACCGAGTATGCTGAAATTACTGCAAAAATGGCTACTATTAAAAATGATTTAGAGGCTTTAGTACCTGATATAGGTTTGAATTTAGAAGACATATCCCCATTTAATGATGGTCTATTAAAAGACGTTTCAGGGTTTGCTGAAAATCTTGTAACTACGGCACTTGCAGGCAAACAGGTTGCAGATGAGATTAAGAAATTACAAACCAAATATTCCGGAATAGATTTAGGTGAGTTAAAAATAGATCAAATACCTGAGTTATTGAGACAGGGGCAACTAGACTTAGCAAGTTTATGTCAAAAAATACCAAACTTTGAAGAAGAGGGAACTACTTTTGTACTGAAGGCAGTACCAATTTCATTTCCTAAAATTTCACCGAAAGCTATAATTGCAGGACATAAACTACCTGAGTTACCGAAACCCAGAGCTACTGTAAATTTACAAAGAAGAGCGAGAGAAGCTGGCGAGAAATTTATTCAGTTTGATCTACCAGATATTTAAAAACCATTATAAATAAGTGTATGGCCGAATTAAAACAAGAAATAACAAGAATATACAAAGATATAGATCTTAACTTTGTTGCGCATCCTGTTACCGGTGACGTTTCTAAAGCACTAGATGTTGCCGCGGTAAAACAGGCCCTTCGTATTTTGTTACTAACAAATACGTATGAAAGGCCCTTTCACCCTGAAATAGCAGGCAATATTAGAGGTCTTTTATTTGAAAATATGTCTCCTCTAACAGCTTTAGCAATCAAAAAACAAATTGAGACAGTATTACAAAATTTTGAGCGCAGAGTGAAAATACAAGAAGTTAAGGTACTACCGAATAGCTCAGAAGATGGTTATAACATAGAAATATATTTTTATACTGTAGGTATAACTAAACCAGCGGTATTTAATTTTAATTTAGAAAGGTTACGATAAATGGCTCAAGCTAATTTAACAGAATTAGATTTTGACAACATAAAACAAGATCTAAAAGAGTATCTACAAGGTCAAGCAGAATTTTCTGATTATGACTTTGAAGGTTCTGCGTTAAGTGTACTGCTGGATATTCTTGCATACAATACACACTATAACGCAATGTTATCACATATGCTGGCCAATGAAGCCTTTTTAGATACTGCAATAAAAAGAACCTCTGTTGTTTCTATAGCTAAAAGTCTTGGATACACTCCTCGTTCCAGACGTTCAGCATTTTCTACTATTTCATTGTATGTTGTTCCGGGAAATACTTACAATTCAACTACAGCGGTATTACCTAGATCTTATTCTTTTTCGGGTACCAGAGATGGCAAAACATATACATTTTATCCTGAAACAGATCATACTGTTTCCTTGGAAACTAGGAACGGTGTAGATGCTTTTTACTTTGATGATATTGTTATCAAAGAGGGTACTAGGGTTTCTAATAATTTTATTGTTTCAACTAATATATCAGGTCCTTTTGTTTTACCCAACCCGAACATAGATACTACAAGTATTCGTGTGCGTGTTAGAAGTTCTGGTACTTCTGCTGTATTTGAAACATACAACTTAAATACAACCATTTTAGATATAACTTCAACAACTAAAGCATATTGGTTGGAAGAAAATGTGGACGGGTTATTTGTTGTAAAATTTGGTGATGGTGTTTTGGGTAGAGCATTAGCAAATGGCAATATTGTTACTATAGATTATTTAACCTGTTCAGCTTCTGCACCAAATAGTATTTCTACTTTTAGTCGATCTGGAGTAATTACTTCAGCATCGGAAACAGTTAGAATAACCGCAACAACACCTGCTGTAGGTGGTACTATTAAAGAAACAATCGCTAGTATTAGAAAAAACGCTCCGAGATACAATCAGACAAAAAATAGAGCAGTAACTTCATCAGACTATTCATCACTAATAAAAGAATTATATCCCAGTGCTATTGAATCTGTAACGGTATGGGGAGGAGAAGAAAACGATCCTCCTATTTACGGAAAAGTTTTTATCTCCTTAAATCCTGTCACAGGAACATCTATAACTCAAACTATTAAAGATGACATTATTAATAGAGTGGTTACACCTAAAGCACCGGTTGCTATTATTCCTGAATTTGTAGATCCAGAATATACATTCATTTCTCTGAGAGCTAATATTGTTTATAATAACAAAATAACAACATTAACTAGAGGTCAAATTGAGCTTGCAGCAAATAATGCAATAACAGAGTATTTTAATAATAATTTAAATAGTTTAAATAAAAACTTTTATTATAGTAGATTACATAATGCAATATATAATAGCTCAGCCTCTATAGTTTCTGTTAATCTAGTTCCTTATGTACAAAAAAGAATAACACCGACTACCACTAGACAAGATAGTTTAAACTTTACTTTTAATACTAAAGTACAACCTAGAGAATTGCACAGCACTTGGTTCAATGTGGTTATCAATCGAGCAACATTTAAGGTTAAATTAATTGATGAACCTAGAAGCGGAGTAGTTGGACCACTATATTCAGGTATAGGTGACATTAGATTACAAAAAGCAGATGGTACTAAATTAAGAAAAATAGGTACTATAGACTATGATACGGGTAAAGTATCAATATCAGAAATTTATATTTCAGGTTTTTACGGTGGTGATACTTTTATTCGTGTTACAACAGGCCTCCATGATGATACAAAAGATATTAAAACTAGTATATTAACTAGAATCTCTCCTGAATCTACTTCAGCTATTGTACCCGCTCCAAGTAAAAACACAGTATTAAAGTTGGATGATTCTTCCTTAAACGCACTATCAGGTGCGAGATCGGGAGTTAAAATTACAGCATCTGTACAGGTAGAGGTCGATTAATGTCCCATCAGATACCTAGTCAATATAGGTATGTATCTTCAATAACCATTGTCAATCCAGGTTCTGGTTACATTGATGGTAGTTCACCTACCATTACCATATCTGGGGGAAGCGGTACAGGTGCAGCTGCAACTTGTACAATAGTTAATGGTGCAATTCAATCCGTAACCGTTACAAACGTAGGTACTGGTTATGTAACAGCACCAACAGTAACAGTGTCCGGGTCTGGGGGAGCAGTCCTTACAGCTAACCTATCATTTGCCACTTCTGTTTCAACCGAATATACTGAAAATTTAAAATTGGATGCTAAGTATTCCATCCCAGAGTTTATTCGTACAGAGTATACAACCTTCGCTACATTCATTGAAAAATATTTTGATTATATGGATCAAGAAGGTAAACCAAATCATATTTTATATAATCAACATTTTTATGATATAGATGAGGCTGATGATGAGCTTTTAGATAAGTGGGCATTGCAGTTAGTTAGAGATTTCCCTTATGTTGTGGAAACAGAAAAAAAGAATTTATATAAGCATGCTAAAGATATTTACGAAAGTAAAGGTTCACAAAGAGCTATAAAAGCATTTTTTAGAATAGTATACGACATTGAAATAGATGTTGAGTATACAAGTAAATATGTTTTACGTGCTTCAGATGGTCGTTGGGTTGAGAAAAAAGCTATTAAAGCCCTTAACGGTTATAATAATTATGAGGTACTAAATTTAGATGGCACTTTATGTGATTTAAGATATTTTGAAACTACTGGTTCTGTAACCATAGAAAAGTTTATTCCAATTACAGTAAACCGTGCGTCCAAGCTTGCTAATACAGTACCTCAAGTATATGATCTTTCTATAAGTTTACCGGAAAGTGTAACTGAAATATATGGTCCCGGTGCAGGTGCAGCAGGCACTGCAACCGTAGTTGCGGGAGAGATCACAGAAATAACACTAACTTCAAATGGTGAACAATACCATGCAGCACCTGAAGTTATACTTTATGACGCAACAGGTGAGGGAGCAGTAGCAAGAGCAAATATAAATTCCTCATTTCAGGTAGAATCTATTACAATCTTGGATGGCGGCTCAGGCTATTCTGCAACACCTACTGTTGCATTTGAAACACATAACACTAGAACTTATCTTGTTTTAAGAAATGAATTAGGCGGTGAAGAAAACGCTAAGGCATACCTTACTAGAACATTATCTACAATATCTGAAGGAACTTATTCCGGTAGCGAAGACGACGCAGGATTTCGTGTAGGTCAAATTTATTCTATATCTGAATCTGGGGATGATGGTAGAGGTTACGCTTTAGATTATTTTGCTGAAGATTATGTGTATATTGGCGGTTCAAACAGTGCCTACATCAGAGTTAAAACTGTAAACAGTTCCGGAGTTCCTTTAACGTGGGATATTGTAAATGCAGGAAGAAACTTCCTAAATACTACGACTAATATTCTGATGTCTTCTCCCACCGGAGAGGATGTTACTGTTACAATAACCACAGGTTATCTATATTTACCTCAGGGTAGATGGTTAGATGACAGAGGTAAATTATCTGATGTTAATAGATTACAAGATAATAGAAAATATCAAAGCTATTCATATGTTATTAAATCCGGTATATCACAAAACACTTGGGATAAAAAATATAAAGATCTTATGCACCCTGCAGGTATGCAGGTATTTGGTGAGCTAGTTGTCACCAATGAGCTTGATTATAGATTAGGTATTGAT